TTATCTATCATTTTCCACAGGATCGGCCATGTTTTTTGTCCTATTGTCTTTATTCCCTTTTTCGTGCTTTTTCTCACTATGATTTACGATGATCTGTTTATTCTGATTTATTTTTTTTTTTCAAGCAGAAGACGGCATACGAGATACATCGGTGACTGGAGTTCAGACGTGTGCTCTTCCGATCTCTTTTTAAAAAAGAATATGTTGATTGGACTAGCTACAAGAGAAAAATAGATTTTTTAGATGATTTTCACTTCCAACAAGACACCAGAATACAAAATATAAGGAATTTTGAGGCATAAACTGAGTTTCCCATGTGTTTTTTTCTTTTTTTTTTAGAGACTACGACTACACCCTCTATAATGTATGATACATGCGTGATTGAATCTGTTACATATCTATTTATGCAAGTATTATCCGCTTAACCTTTGTTTACGGTTGTTATTTTTACTTTTAGGCTTAGAAAATGAGCTTTAGTACTGATATTAAAAACTTTAATAAGAGGGTCGAAAAGGCTGCTACTAAGATTTTTAGAGGGTCTGCATTAGAGATATTTTCTAAAGTGATTTTGCGTACTCCCGTTGGTAATCCTAGCAAGTGGAAAAGCAAGCCCCCAAAAGGCTACGCAGGCGGCAGGCTTCGAGGTAATTGGATGGCTTCTATTAATTCACCAGCTAGTGCGGTAACAGACAAAACAGATAAGTCGGGTAGAGCTTCAATGGCACGAGCTAAAACAGCCACTCAGACAGCTAGATTGATTGATTCTATTTATTTGATGAATAACCTTCCTTACGCTAAAAGAGTTGAGGACGGATGGTCGCAGCAAGCCCCCGAAGGGATGGTTAAACGAACCATAGCAGAGTTCAAGCGTATCGTTGCTAAGAACGCTAAAAGGCATAAACGATGAGCGAGTTTCTAGATATATCTTATGCCCTAGATAACCGCCTTAATAATATGGCCAGTTTGCCTCCTGTAGCATGGCCTAACCGCCCGTATGAGCCGATAGTTGGTACATTGTACCTACGCCCTACAAATCTACAGGGATCGACTCAGGCAGAGACTTTGCAGGATATGACGGTTGGTGTATATCAGGTCGATGTATTTGCTAAGGCTGGTGAAGGCAAGAATGAAGCTATCGTTATGGCTGACCTAGTTGCAGATCATTTCAAGCAGAATACGACATTCTCATACCTTACTCAGTCAGTTAGAGTTTTGAGTGTAAGCGGTCGAGAGGCTTCTACTAACGACGATGGGTGGTTTCATTACATTGTTGAAATATCTTATGATTCCTTTGCTGATAAACGGTAGCTAATATGAAGTACATGACAACGATTTATTCAAAAGACGGTAAACAAGAGATTGAGTGCCACCCATCGAAACTTGAACAGATGTTAAGCGACGGATGGTCATTAACAAAGAAAAAAGTTAAAATTAACAAACCTTCTGGCTCTAAACCAGAATATAAATCTTAGGAGTTAGAAAAATGGCCAATCAATTAGGTAATAACGGTGTTGTAACGGTAGCTGGGAATGTAGTTGCTGAATTAGTTGACTTTTCATGGGATGAGTCATGCGCAATTGTTGATAACTCTGCATTAGGTGATGCTGCCGACACACATTTAGCAGGCTCAACGAATGCTTCTGGCTCAATTAACTGTTTTTGGGATGCTACAGACACAACAGGACAAGAAGCAATGACGGTAGGCGCATCATTGGCGCTTATATTCTTACCCGAGGGTAACACTTCTGGCGACATTTCATACTCTGCGACAGTAACAATTGAGCCTGTAGGTGTATCAAATACCCGCAATGCAATCACTACCCGAGCCTATACGGTTAATGTAAACGGCGCGATCACTAAGGGCACTGTAGTTTAATGGATATTGAAAGCTTATATACTGAGGACTTGCATTCTAAAGGCGCTGAGATGCGCGTAAAGGATCAATTCGGCGAAGAGCTTGATATGTATATCGCTCTCGCTGGATTAGACTCTACAGCCTATAGGAAAGCCGTTGCTAAAATGAAGCGTGACATGCTTGATGGAGTTGACGCAGATGAGGCAAGGCGTGATGCTTTGGTTGCGGTTACTCTTGATTGGCGCGGCTTCATGTCTAACGGTTCTGAGCTTGAGTTTTCAAAAGAGAGGGCATTAGAGTTATATAAAAATGCGCCTTACATTGTAGACCAGGCAGATAACTTCCTAACTAAACGTGTAAATTTTATGCCGAGCAAGGATGCTTAATAAAGCGATACGCTGAGTGGTATTTTTATATTCATGGTTACGATAAAGGCTCACGAATTAGCCGCTTTGAGTTTTGGAGCAGGATACAAAAAAGCAGAAGCGAGCAAATAGCAGATCTAATACCGCCTAAACTGCCTGATAACGTAGTTTATTTGTGGGAGATATATGTAGATTTGCGCAAAGGATGTGAGAAAGTAACCTATCAAGATATAGCGGCTTATGAGTCTGTAAAGAGAAATAAGCTAACATCATTCGAGGCCGATTTAATGTTTGAGATTGATTTGTTAAGGATTAAAAATGGCTGATGATATTGCAAAGCTTGGTATAGAGGTCGATGCTTCAGGCATTATCAAGGCCACTAAAAAGCTAGATAAGCTTGAAAACCAATCACATAAGAATGAAAGAGCAAATAAAAAGCTTGAGTCATCGTTTGGCGCGTTAAAGACTGCCGCCGTTGCGCTTGCTGGCTCCCTTGCTATAAAAGAGGCTATATCTACCGCTGCTGCCTTTGAGACTATGAAAATGAGTCTTGAAACGGTAACGGGTAGTGCTGAAAAAGCACAGATGGCTTTTGATGGCATTAAAGAGTTTGCTAAAAACACCCCCTTCTCTGTTGCTGAAATAACCGATTCATTTATTAAGCTAAAAGCGTTAGGCATTGAGCCTACAGAAGCTAAATTATTAAGCTTTGCCAATACATCAAGCGCGATGGGTAAATCACTTAATCAAATGATTGAGGCGGTGGCCGATGCTGCTACGGGTGAGTTTGAGCGTTTAAAAGAGTTTGGTATAAAAGCAAGGTCAGAGGGTGATAACGTATCGCTTACCTTTCAAGGCGTTACTAAAACAATTGGCAAGAACTCAGCAGAAATAACCCAGTATCTTGAGGGTATTGGTAGCACTACGTTTGCGGGTGCTGTTAATAAGCAGATGGACACCATTAATGGAAAAATGTCTAATCTAGGTGACTCTGTTGATGATTTAATCCTTACCTTTGCCGAGTTAGGCGCAAGCGATGCGACAAAGGGATCGCTAGATTTAATTATTGAAGGCGTAAATGCAATAAATTCAGGCGTAAAGGAAATGCCTAATTTATTGGTATCTGCCTTTGCAGGATTTGACAAGCTTGGAAATGAAATAAGCTATCAAGCTGATTTAATGGTGGCGATGGCTGCAAACATCTTTTCAGGGAAAGAAGAAAGGCTAAGGATTGAGAAAGAGCTAAGTGATGAGCTAGAAAGACAGAACGCTATTGTAGATCAGAGCGCATTGTCTATCATTGCGGCTAATGAGGCTAGAAATCAAGGCGGGGCTAGTGGCGGCATTGATGAAGCTGGAAAAGGCACGAAGGTAGAGAAAACAGCAGAAGAAAATGCACTATTGCTTGAGCAGCAAATGGTAGCAGATGCTTTGGCTTTAAATGCGCTTATAGATCAAGAGGCCGCTAAGAATGAAGCGATAGCAGAAGCACAACATCAAGAGCGATCAGCTACGGCATTGCATCAATTACAGCTAGAAAAGATGGAAGCCGACAGCCAAAAGAAAAAGAAAGCGATAATGATGTCGGGATTAGGAAATCTTGCCAGCCTTATGTCATCAGGTTCTAAGCGGTTATTTGAAATAGGTAAAACGGCGGCTCTATCTCAAGCGGTTATAGATGGTTATGCTGCTATTACGGGCGCGTATAAACACGGTGCTAGTGCGGGCGGCCCCTGGTTAGGCGCGGCTTATGCGGCTACTGCTGCGCTAACTACTGCATCGCAGATACAAAGCATTAGATCACAATCTTTTGGCGGTGGTGGTACGCCTGCTGCTGCTAGTGGTGGCGCTCCTCCTACTGGGCAACAGCCTGCTGATACATCTTTGTTTGCACCAACTGAAACAACTGATGATAAATCATCAACTATTACCAATGTATTTTTAGAGGGTGGCATTCAAAGTACAGAGAGCGTGATACAATTAATAAAACAAATTAATGAGCTTGCAGGTGATGGTATGGAAGTTCGCGCAACGGTGCTTACATAATGGCAAATGGTAAAATAGCTTATAACAATCATGCTACATCAGCGACTATAACTGCCACAACAGAGGCAACAGGCTTCGAGGCTGCTAATGCTGGGAACTGGAACCTATACGATAGCTGGAAAGGCACACACGCCACGCAGAATATCCTTAGCTTTGATCTAGGCGCGGTGACTGATGTTGATTACTTCGCCGTATTTGGGCATGACGTTATAGATTATTCAGGCACTATAAAATTCCAGTGGTCTAATGATGGCGCTACAGGATGGACTGATTTAATCGGCACGGTTACGCCTGCGGATAAATCGGCTATATTCAAAACATTCACATCAGTTAATAAAAGATATTTCAGAGTCCTTTTAGATCATACGGGCGGTGCTCCTTTGCTTTCTGTGGTTTCATTCGGCGAGCATTTAACATTATCTAACGGCTTTATGGCTGGATTTAACCCGATAGGGCTAACTGATGACGCGGCTTTAAATCAGAATATTAGTGAAGATGGAATACCGCTTGGTAGGTCTACGTCTGTCAGTGGTTCTGATTATGTTATTAGTCAAACGAATGTCACAGAGGCTTGGGTTCGATCTGATTGGATGCCGTTTATAGAAGCCGCTAAAACACAGCCATTCTTTGTTATGTGGGATGAGACAAACTTTCCGCTTGAGGTCGTGTTTGCATGGGCTAAACTACCGCTAAACCGCAAAGAACCAGTAACCCACACAGTAAGATATATGTCAGTATCTTTAACTATCACCGGACTTCATGAAATATGAGTTATGATACGTCAAAAGTAGCATCAGGTAGAGAGCCTTTCCAGATTGTTGAGATTGACTTGGATACCTGCTCGCTGACGTATGGGGTCGGTGCTTGTACTGCTTCTGGCGCTTCTGGTTCAGAGTGCTACAACACACGTTCAACATGTCAAGATACAGCCAATTACACAAAAGCAACAAAAACATACAGATTTTGCACGTCAGGCGCTAGATTACCTATTGGAGATACATTAATTCCTTGCTTAAATAGCATAAGATTAAGATCGCCTGAGATTAATCCGGTTGAGTCTATTGGCGTGCGCGGGTCTGCTTCTGTTACATTTAACGACTTTCCACACCATGACAGAGGCATAGATACTTATGTCGCTAATCGGTCTTATGATGCTGAGTCACAAGGTACGTTTTTTGGTAAATTAAAAGCTAGAAATCCTTATTACGTTGGCAGGACTATGCGCGTATATACGGGGTTTTATACAGACCCTTTTGATACGGCTAATTTTTTAGTTCATGTATATCAAATCGAGTCTATATCTGGCATTGATTCAAGCGGCAAGGTAACGATTAAAGCAAAAGACCCATTAGCATTGACGAAAAAAGAAAAAGCTACTTGTCCTATCGCTAACTCAGGCGTTTTATTGGCAGCTATTACGGGTACGCCTTCCACTTTTACGCTTACCCCTACGGGCGTTGGCAATTTAGAATATGACGCTAGTGGATATGTGAGAATTGAGGACGAAATAATACAGTTTACGCGCTCAGGCGATGTAATGACCGTTGTATCTCGTGCTACTTGGGGATCTACTAGTGACGATCACGCAATAGACGAGAAGGTACAGCAGTGCAAAGCTTGGAGCGCGGCCAATGTTGTTGATATTCTCACGACATTAATAACTGATTTTACAGATGTAAATACAAGCTACATTGATACTACGGGTTGGGCTACACAAAAGGCTAATTTCCTATCTTCTCAGAATTTAACCAATATTCTCACTGAGCCGATGGGCGTAGATATAATCCTAAATGAGTTGATAAGAGATAATCTTTTTGACTTGTGGTGGGATGATCGGAATAGCTTAATAAAAATACGCTCATTTATTCCGGTTAATGTAAATTCACCACCCGCCCCATTAGGCGATAGATACAACTTTATAAAAGGCAAGACAAAGCAGGCTGATAGACAGGATAAACTAGTCACTCAGGTTAGGGTTATTTACGAGCCTAGAGACTACACGTCTAAAAGCGATGAGAAAGATTTTGGTTATGCTTATATCGCTGCAAATACTGACTCAGAGGGCGTAGATCAGTATAACGAAAAACGTATCAAGACGATTAAAACAAGTTGGTTTAGCTCTGCCAATCGAGGACTAGCTATATCTTTGGCTTCTAGGCTTCTACAGCGGTATAATAGCGCACCGATTGAGCTATCTTTTGCACTTGATGTGAAAGATGATGATTTAGCAATAGCGGATAATTTCAGAACTGATACACGAGCGAACCAAGATATAGAAGGAGCAAATAGAGAGACGTATGGATGCAGGTCATAAGCGTTCAAGATGACGCTAAAAATGCATCGGTTAACTACAAAGCTTTGAGTCTTGAATTAGTCGGCCCTTATGGATTTATAGCTCCTAATAGTACGCCTGATTATGGTAGTGCTTCTGCTGCTGAAAAAGCGGGATACGGCTTTATATGTTTAGATACGGGTTTATTTTCTAATGGCGATGATGGATACCTAATAATATGAGCGAAGAAATTAAAATACCTGATAATATTTTTATACATTGCCCGACTAACGGTTTTAAGTTGTCGAATGTCAAGAAGTGCCATGTATGCGAATTTAATAACGGCTTAATAAAAATGCAAGACGGCGGTGAATTTGTGCAAGAGTACAGAATAGCTTGTGCTTGCCCGACTTCAAGACGATTAGAGGTAATTGACCTGTGACCACATATACGGCTATCCCAGATAGTGACATAGATCCAGATTCTCCCATAACAACGTCTTTAATGACATTAGTTAGAGATAATCCGATTGCAATAACTGAGGGTGCTAGCGGTGCTCCTAAAGTGCAAACGGCTGGGATAACTGACGGGGCGATAACTGATGCAAAATTTCCGACATTTACAGGGACAGCTAATAAGTTAGTACACAGGCACGCTGAAACGTACTCTGTTGCTTATGGTGGAGGGAATGTCTTTGGTACTTACGCTTATTTAATAGCTCTTAGATCTGGTAGTTACAAAATAGATGCATACGTTACCTCAACAGGCGATCATAGAGTTAATTTCATAAAAAATGGCTCTACAAATATATATACTATTGACGGTACGGCAGGAACAATAACAAGGGGGGCAACGGTCGAGCTTACTATTGGTGATGTCGTAGAGATAGAGATAGGCGCAATTAATATATCTGGTACGTCCTCAATCACTGAAACAAGACTTTATACAGTTGATTACTTTCCTGTGTAAATACTTAATAGAGCCTTGGGATTTCGGCCATTGTGCTTTATATAGATTAAAACACTAGATTGCTTTAAAATAAGCAAAACTTATGAGGATATAGAAATGGTTGATAGCGTTAGAAGTGCAGATTTAGCACAAACATATGGCGGCACGACTAGCGATAGAGACGCCATAAACACAAATAACTTAAAAGCTGGCAATAAGTTTAAAAATGTTAACGGCTCAGTAGACGAGTGGTCGGGAACTCAGTGGGTTAATGTTGTCACTAACGGCGCAAAGCATGTATATGGACTATCTCGTGGGGCTGTTCGTGTAGCTGCTTCCACTACTTATAGCGCGTCAGAAGTGCTAGGCTATCAATTACTTAATAAGGGTACAGGGACTCTTACATTGTCATTTTTAGATGGTGGCACTGATTTAGTTATTACCGCTGCTGAGTTAACGGCAATGGGCGCGGCGGCTTATAATCAAACTTGGGAGCATTTAGACTCAATCACTACAGGCGCAGGAATGACGCTT